ACGCAGGTCAACCCGGGTCATGGCGGTGAAGGCCATAGCCACGCCTCCCATCCAGAACGCGATTAAAATTTCAGCTATCATGTTGGCTCTCCTTTTTCTAATTTACCCCACGAGTGTCCGTGCTTGCCATCTGACTTCATCTGCACGTCGATACGCGGTTTCTCCATACTCTCTCTAAGCACTTGCATTTGTCGTGCCGCATTCGTCTTCCCGCTCACGATGTTTATCTCGTCATACACCTGTACGAGGAACCTAGCTTCCCGGTCGGGGTGTTTCCACCAATCAATCATCGCCTGCTTGGTTATGTCGGCGGCGCTCCCTTGGATGAGATAGTTAATGAGCTTGTATTCGAAGTTGCGCATACGCCCGTCAATGAAGCGAGGGTCTTCGGGCATGTAGCATCGCCCTCCCCAAGTTCTAATAGGCTCGCCTCGACGCACAATTCCTTTAATAGTATCCACAAGGGCAACTCTGCCGGGGAGCGCTGCGTTGTGATAGTTTTTGAACATTCGAGCTTCGGATAGGTCAATGTCTAGGTCTCCTGCCAGCGCGTTCGCGCCTCCACCGTATAGCGACTGGAAGTTGATGATCTTGGTCTTACCGCGATTGAGCGGTGTGCCGGGGAAGAGTTCTAGGATTTTGTCGAACACCATTTGGTGCACGTCGATATCTGGGTCTTCCAGGTAGGCGCGCAGCAACGGTCCGCACTCATAGTGCCCGAATATCCGCAGCTCTTGACCGGAGAAGTCGCGGTGCAGGATAGTGTGCTCTTCGCTATCGGCGATGATGTACTCGCGCACCAACGGCAGTTTCTCGTCCGCCTCAAGCAGGAAGTCCGGGTGCTCGTACCCGTCTGGACGTCCCTCGAAGTCCTTACTGATATTCAGGAAGTTCGGGGAGTAGGTTGACGGGCGTCCGGTACGTGTGCCGCCCGAGCCTCCACGCGTTGTGTTCCAATGTGTGTGTATCCATCCGCCAGTGTGGCTCGCCTGCTCCGCCCAAGGACGCATAAACATCTTTAAAGCAGTAGACACGCGGTTGCGATATCCGAGCGCACAGAACACCTGGAAGTCTTGGTAGTGTCTCTTTTTGAGAAGGTCTTTGGACATGGACCGATACTCTTTCGGCATGTCGGTTATGTTGGCCGCAGGATGCTTCGCCATCCACTTCGCGCCCGTCTTGGTGGGGCTCCAGTCCTCGTCCTCTACGATACCGTTGCGGCTCAGTGCTTCGGCCACATGGGCGTCATTGTCGAAGTTTAGGTCGCTGTCGTCCAGGCGGTCGCGTAGCTGCTCTTCAACGTATGCCAGGATGTCGGTATACTTCTCGCAGTCGGCCTCAAGCGCGTATTGGTCCACACGCATGCCCTCACGCTCGTTCTGGTAGAATATGGGGGCAACCTCCCGCTCACGGCGGTAACTGTCCCACATGCCAAGCCTATGTACGTGTGGAGCCCAATAGCGGAACAGCTCGAACGTTCGGTCGGTGTCGCCCTTGGCGTACTCTCCAGCTAGGTCTCCGGGCACGATCCAATAATACTGCCAGACCTTGGACACTTTGCCTTTGTTGCGGGTCGGGTTTAGTCCGAACTCTTCGCGGATACGTTTGCGGTGCTCCCATACCCATTCCCCGATCTGGTCACGCTCTTCGGCAGGCCAGTTTAGGTGCTCTTCGGCAAGAGATTTAAGGTCATGCTTAAGGCCGTGAGGGTCGATAAGAAAAGCGAGCTGGGCGGCGTCGTGAACGCGGCTCCAATGAGGTTGAGGCAAAAGGAAATACTCAACGATAATAGATATATCGAAATAAGCGTTGAAAAAGAGAAGAGGACGGCCAGAGTTGACGGCCTTGGCCAGCGCTTCGTATGCTTCCTGTTTAGTTGCATTGTTTTTCCCTGCGGCGTGTCCCCACGAATAGTAGAAGCTCTCATCGCCACCCTCCTTGATGGAGACACCGACCGGCTCGGGAGGATAGGCTGGTCTACCTTCGATAACCTTGGTCTCGAAGTCAATGGTGATGATATCACTATATCGCAAAGGGGTCTCCGCTATTGAGGTTGGGTGACGGGCTTGACGCCCATTGCGCTAAGGCGCTTGAGGATGTCGCGGCCTTGGCCCTCGACGTCGGTCGGATCGTACCCGATAGCCATCGCCAGGCGAGCCCAATCTTCGGTCGCCAAGAGGTCACGGCGCATAATGCGAAACACGTTTTCTGGTTGCTCTTCCATTACGCAGGGCTCCCGTCTGGTTTCACAATGGCCGGTGGCTGGGCTTTGATCATCATGTGCATGAACTCGCACACAGCGTCCACAAGGCCGATCTCAGACAAGTCGTCCTGCATCGCAAAGTTGCGTATCATGGTGGCGGTTATGATGACTGAGGCGGCAGGCGTCGGTCGATAGCGGTGCTTCACCTGGGCGAACAATGCTGCCACGAGAGGGGACATGACAATAGTCGCACGGTCCTCTCCCTGCTTGTGGAAGTCTTTGCCCGCAGCGGCTTCGGCGAACTCAATCATTTGGATGCACATATCGTACAACTTCTGACTGTCTTCCTCGCTCATAGTTTGGGTGCTCTCATCGAACATTAGCAATCTCCTTTAAAGCTATACTAGTCCTTTTCTGAAACGTAGTACGGGGTGATGATGTTGTCCTTGGCGGTCTCGTGCATGTCGAACACCGCGTCGAGCAAGTGATCGGGCACAAGGTCAATGACTTCGAAGTTGACTTGGAACTGCGACTTGGCGTCCGGCGTCAGATAGATGCGAGTGATAACGCCCATAGGTGGACGGTTGAACTCTTTGCTTACTTCGTGGACATACTTCGCCCAATTCTTGGTCGAGGTGACAGGAACCTTGAGCATAGCAGGGTCCATGTCTTTGAGGTCTTCAGGACTGTCAATCAGGTCCAGCTCGAAGCCCCCAGGGAGTTGGTCGTAGAAGCCCGCAGGCACCATGTATAGGCGTCGGCGCTGTTGGCAGGCCTTGCCCGATCCGGTGTCTGAAGAGCCCCACTCATTGAACTCGCAGGAGGCACAGTCTTCGGCTTGTGGCTCGAAGGCTTCCATGTCTTTCTCCATGCCCTCAATGTAAGGCTCCAGCTCTTCCTCGTTGCGCCCAAAGGCGTAGCAACGCGGGTTCTCAATGACGCCGGGCTTCCACTTGTTAGGGTAGTAGGTGTTCTCGAACACACTGTCGAGAATGATGGCAGCGACTTGGTTTCCGGGCATAGCCTCATCCATGAATGACAGGACGCCCGACTTGGTGGACATGAAGCGTCCGTTACTTGTCACACGCTCTGTCTGCGTGGCCTCGCGGGCCATGACTTCAAAGCGCTCTTGATAATTGATGAGGTTAGTACCCATGATTTTCTCCTAGTCGATCTTACGGACGGACACTGATTTGACCGTCATCTGCTCCACGCCAGGCACTTCCTCGCCTTCGTTAAGCAACTCCATTACAGGGGTATCAGACAAACGCTTTTGAAGCAAGTCGAAACGTCCCTCGTCTGCGATATACTGGTACAGGAGCGGCCACTTCTCGGGGTTCATGCGTGGCTTTTTGGTTTTCTTGATCGTGGCCTGATACTTCAAGCCCATGACACCCTTACTCTCGTTGGCGTCAATGTTGTCAATCAAGATGTTCTTAAGTTGTGTCTCACGGGATTTAACACCGTCCACAACCTTATCCATGTCGAGACGGATTTGGCTGACACGCTTATACTCATCGGCGACGTGGCCCAAGTGCTCAGGGATTTCGTCGTCGGTCGAAGGAAGCTCTTGTATCCAGTCCAGGACGGACCAGAGATGTTCTGCCCACTCGGCGTCTAGGCCAGCGGCGGTAACATACTCTTTAAAGAGTGCTTCGTTGTCGAGGTCGCAGACGTCATCGTAATCGACGCCCGCTTCCTCAAACACTTCGATAACGGCTTCGGGCCAGTTACGCATCGTCGGCTTCCTTCATCATCTCTTCCAGGGTGTCGAAGCCTTCGGCCATAGCCTCCACCATCATCAAAGCTCCCTCCGCGTCGGTCGGTGCGATACGCCCGGCGAAGTGTGCCAGTGACAGGTTGACCAGAGTGCGGACAGTCTTCACGGACACCTTGATCTTGGTCGTTTCGTCCTCGGACGAGTTGATGTACTTTTTATTGTCGCGCAGCTCATTGAGCACTTCGTCGAGCACTTCAGCCACGATCTCAGGACGCAGGTCGATGCCTTTCTTGATCGCGAGAATACGCGGGTCAATTGAGGCTCGGGCGATGTCGCTGCTAAGGCGACCTTTTACAGTTTGTTCAGTCATGTTTTTCTCCTTTAAAGGTTGGGTTTAGTCTTCTACGACGCCAGCAATCGCACCGATACGTCCGTGCATGATAAACATGGCGAGGTTGATGAGGACACGCAAATCTCCTGCCGGAATTGCGACCAAGGCGTCGTTGGCGGTCTTTTCCGTGAAGTCAGGGTTTTTACGACAGGACTCAAGGGCAGTGTCGAGCGCTTCCCCGATGATGCTCGGCGCTCTTTCGAGTGCGGCCTCGATAAGCGCAGCTTGTGGGCTGATGGCGAACCGGACAATGTCTGGGCTCATAGTCCCGGTGTCGATTACTTCACCGTCGTTAATCTTGATACTCATGATGTTCTCCTTTGAACTTTCAGTTGAATGAAGCCAGCGTCTATAAGGCATACTCGCATCTGGCCATACATGAGGGTGTAACGTTTAAAGCCCCACTCCCAATTCTTGTCTATAGTGATCTCAACCACTAACATATCCTGTTCCTCCGCAGTTGGGGCACTTGTTCTGTATCGCCTCATCGGGTGTCGCATACCGAAGCAAGAAACCTCTGTCGGATTTGATCTTTGCAATCTCCGCGCCATCTGACTTACCGCCAGTATCAGGATGTGCTTCGCGCAGCTTAGCCGCCGCCGCAAGGCGCACGTCGCTCTCCGTGAATGGGTCGCGTGTGATACCAAGTCTTATCTTAGCTGCGGCAATTCGAGATGATGTGCGATGTATCATTGTTCTCTCCTATCTTAATCGAGTTAAGATGTCAACTCTGCGTAGGTGGGGAATTGGCGCATTTGGCGCTCGAACTCATTTTGGGACATGGATGTTGGGATGTCGTGCATGTCTGCGATGATAAGATAATTCTGGAGCCGACCGCGAACACGGAAGCCTGCTTGCTCGTCGCGCGGCATAAGGTACTCGATACCCTCGTGGCGCAGCTCGCGTGAGATGTCGCCCGCGACCGTCCCTTTGAGGCGCTTGTTACCATAGAACTGCTCGGCAATCATTGGGAATATCATGGCCAGCTCATCGGGCGTATAGTATGGCCGTACTTGGATACGTGAGAGGGCGTCAACCGTCTCTCTGCCGCGCGCCGCAGTTGCCGGGTCGTTGGAGTGCTCGGCGATCTTGGCGCTCATTATGGCCTGCTCAAGCCACAGCATGACAATATTCTGGTCGGCTGTCTTCATCTCGTCGGCGAGACGCTGGACCGGGGACATGTTCTCGATACGCGCGATCTGCTTTTCTCGGGTCACTGGCGGATGTTCTGGCGGCACCCATCCATCCAGGTCATAATTCAGGAGGAAGTTACACACTTTCTGCGGTCCGTTGTTGTAGAGCATCCAGTCCGCGATTGGCTTATAAAACTGCACGCCGTCCTCGTGCTTGTCGCCCGCGTCCACCACATACATGCGTCGGTCGTCGCCGCTGAAACTGGCCAGGCGTCGGTCGTTGCCGGTGAGGATAAAGAACGCGTACTGCTTGATCTGTCGGCTTACGCGATACTTCTCATTGATGCTCATCTTGTCTTCGCTGACCCATCCTTTAAAGCGTTCGCTTCCTTTCTTGGATGACACGTGTTCGGGCAGCGCCTCGTCCATCGTGACAATCAGCGCGCGTTCCATCCAGCCGTTGAAGTCGGACACCATCGCGACACTCTCTTGTGCGACACCGTACTGGCCCGCAGCGAGGCGTATCATCTTGGCCCACATGGACTTGCCGGAGCCCTGCGAACCGACCAGGACCATCGCCATAGGGACTTTAAGGTGTGGATTTTGGAACTTGTATGCCAGTAGCTTTAAAGCGAAGTCAGGATCGTCGTGGTTGACGTTCCGAAACACGTGCTCGTGGAGGCGCATGAAGGGCTTCACGTCGCCGGTATCTGTCTCCCACCCTTGCCATAGGTTGTACGCTTGGCCGCGCTCTGTCTCTATCGTGTGCTCCAGTGTAGACGGATCGAACACCGTGGTTGCGTAGCGTCTGGCATGCTCGTGTGTGAGCCACGCCTTGGACACCGATAGTTTCTTGACACCGTCACCCTTGGCGTTGGCTACCAGGACGTGCCGGGTCGAGTATCGCGATCCGCTGCTTAGATTATCCTTGCTGATATAGAGATTGGCTTCGACGTCCAGCACTTTACCTTCCTCTTCCACCCATGCGATCTCTTCATTCAGCTTGGCGACTTCCACGTCCACCTTGCCCATGAAGCGAGCCGTGTCCAGGTAGTAGTGCCAGGTCTCCATGCCTTCGTTTTGAATGATGTCGTCGATACCCTGCTTGGCTCCGTCTGAGCTGTCGGGCAGACGTACCAGGTGGACCTTCGCGCCCATCTTTAAAGCAAGTATCTCGGCGAGGCGGGCCTCTGCCGTCATAATGTGGGGGTTGGTGGCGGCATCGCTGTCAAAGCAGATATAGACCGAGCGGCCTTTCCACATGATACGTTGTAGCGCGGGTAGGAGCGCACCGCTGTCCATGAAATTGAACACGCCACCTAGGCCGATAGTCGGAACACCTGCGAGGCACCCTGCCAGGGCTTTCTTCTCGCCTTCGGTGATGACAATTTTGTAACGCTTGTCGGCCAGCACTTCGCCCCAATCAACACCCGATCCCATCGGGAAGTATGGAAACACGCCCGAGTTGCTAGGCTGTGCGTAGCGCTGCGGCTTGGCTTTCTTTCCGAAGCCTTGGCGTACCCGTGGCTCTTTGAGGTATCGAATGCGGGCGAATGGTAGCTGCTCGCCGTCGCGTTCGAACTCCATAAGCTCGCCGGTCTCAGGGTCATAGTAGGGGATGACAATGCAAGGTAGTTTGCGGAAGTCTTGGTAAACGTCGCGGGCGCTATCTTCGGTATACATACCGGCTGCTTCGGCGGCAGCTTCACTTATCCCTGATCGGGCAAGGTCTTTGATAGCATCTTTTTGCACGTATTCTCTCCTTAGAACGGCGGCACTAATTCATCGTCTCGCTTAAGTATATCCTTGAGGCGCTGTTCTTTGTCAAGCCAGCCCCGCTTTACATCTTCAGTTGCGGTGTTCCAGAACGCGAAAATGCGGACCTCTAAATCAGCCAAGTCAGCTTGCGCCAGTTGGTGACTAGAGGGCCAGGTAGAGGACTCAGAGGAAAGCGTTGATGGTGAGGAAGCCAAGGCCCACTCCCGTCGCTAGAGCGTATCCGATGGTGATCCACCGAAGGAATTGACCGAGCAAAGCCCCGGCTACTGCTTTAAAGGTATCCATGATTATTCTCCTTTCTCGATATACACGGTGACCATGTACTCGATTTCTTCGCGCTGGAAGTAGATGCGGAAGGTACACTTGTTCGTGTCGCTGCGGTTCAACGAGGTCTTTAAAGACGAACGTCGGGTGTGGAGGTGAGCGCGGGTGCATGGCTCCGGTATCTCTTCCTCTTGCGCCTCAAAATACATCTCCATCATGTCGGCGATCTCGTCGATGATCTTCGCCATACCGTAGACCTCAATCGGCTCTTCCGTTTGGGCCTCTTCGATAGCGTTGTCCAGGCCGTTGCGCACGTCCCAAATAACCATGCTCGTGATGACGAACTTTCTGTTACGTGCGTCGGCTGGACCGTCTTCGGTCGAGTTGCGCCGGGTGATGGTGCGGATGACCGCGCGGTATAGTTCGGACGCAGCCTTGTAATCTGCTTCCAGACCTAGGGCCTTTAAAGCCTCTTCTACCTGCTCTTCCAGGATTTCGCGGCTCTCTTTGTCGAGTTCTGATACTTTCATACTGTTTCTCCTTAACGGGTTGTTACCGTATCCGCTCAGAAGTGTCAACAGGCTCTTTCGCAATCGGCTCGATACCGTACTCATCGGCGATAGAGTAGGCGATGTCAGGTGTCCATAGAGCTAGGCCTATCTGCTGCCGTTTATCGTCGTACAGGTAGTATCTGCACACTCCGTCACATTCCAGGCGTGGACCATCGTTGAAGATATAGGCGCACCGCTTCCAGAAGTGTTGATAGTTGCGTACCTTGCGATCCAGGTCGCGCTCGTGACGCCGCTGCTCATCCTTCGTCATACTCGCGTAGTAGTCTGGGTAGGCGGAGTTCTCGCGGATGGTTACCCACTTGTTAGGTTTCTCAGTCATCATCTGTTTCCTTTTGGTGCGTTGCTAAACTTACTACGCAAGCGCCGTGCTTGTTAACCCATCGGAACACCATGTACTGGTTGGGTCCGATATGGTCGACTGACGCGCGCATGGCGTCTTGTGCGTGGATGTTATCCACCTCAATAAAATCCTTGACGACTTCGCGCATTACCTGCGATCCGTCCATCTCGAACTCCTCTACGAGGTTACGATCTGCGCCGCGCCTTCCGGGCTTGGTGTACTCGATTATTCTGGCGACTAAGCGCATGTCTCGTCATCCTCTTTATTCCACGGAAATTCGTACCGATCTTCATGGTCCGGGTTGTCCTGCATGAAGGTGGAGCCGTAGCGGGACGGGTCAAGAATGTCCTCTGCTAAGTGGGACATGTAGCCCGCTAAACGTTTCCGGCAAACATTGCTGTAATCCGCCAAAACAACTATACGATCTATCTCGTCTCTTAGGCTGTCCAGGTCGTGAAGATTGGGGTCTTTCTCCAAGTCTTCCCAATCCTGCAAGTAATGCTTGAGGTCAAAGAACAAGTCTAAGTCCCATCCGCCTTTCTTAGCCTTTAAAGACAATCGCCAGTTGTCGATCCTACGTATTAGGCGGTTTGTTCGGGCGAAGGGACGCATTGCGTGCCTTAAATTTTTGGTTCCTAAGTACATGTCTCATGTCCTCATGTGGTGTGTGATAGGGTCGAGTGAACCTAGTTAGCAGGCTTGCGAGGAACTTCCTCATCGAAAATCTCCAGCATTTGGATCGGGTCTTCTCCTGCTTTAAAGCACTCGCGCATGATATGGCGACGCCGTTGGCGGGTTTGGTGTCCGCCGCCTTGGATGATAGTACCGACGACATGCGACTGTGCGCTGTGCGGGCTTCCGACCAGGCGTGACCAGCGAGGGAAATTGCGGATCGCTCCGAACGCTCCCGGATGTTGACGGCGGTGTGTGCGGCGCATGTTTGCGGCCATTATCTCTGCAACGATAGACATTAGGTTAGCTCCCGTAGGTCAGTGAAGTGCGCCCACTCTTCGGCGCTCATGTCGTAGCGGATTATACTCCCGCCAGACGGTAAAAGCTCTTGACCCCCGACCGGGTGAAACAGCGCAGCGGATAACTCCCCGCCAGCTATAGAAACACCGATGCGCAGTCCCGCAGCTCTAGTGAAGTCAGCCATAGCGGCGCGGGTTGTGACAGTTGTGTAGCCGCAGGTGTCCAGGCGCAGCGTATAGCCGCCTTCTTTCTTATACAGTGTGAATACGGGGTGACCGTGCAGGCTCCCGATAATGGTGCGATCTTCGCCGCCTTCACGGTTAGCAGATAATACGTGCGACACTGTGCGATTGTTGCCGACTTTCTTGCCGACTATAGACGGGTCGAAATTTTCGAACCGAAACAATTCAGTGTGTTCAATTTTAGCCATTTTGGGTTCTCCGTTTTGTTGGCTTAATGGGGTTATAGTTCTATGTTTCCGGGGTGTCAAGCGGTTTCTTTCTCCAGCCCGCAGGGATTATCTGTCCCCGCAGCACTGCTCGCCAATGCGGCGCGCGCCGTATGCCGTAGATGATACTTGCATGGTCTCGTGTGCCGGTCTCAAGCGCGATCTGTCTCAGCGACATATGGGGATTGTTCTCTGCCATGTGCTCCCATACAAGGTGGCGCGTCATGACTTTCTCACGTTGCTTGCCGGACGTTGGGTCAAGCCATGCGGCCTCGACTTCAATGCCGTGCTCGAACAAGAATTCAGTTACATGCTTTAAAGCGCGTTTTGCTCGTGGTGTCATTCGTGCACCTCATGAATTGCGCTTGCCTCAGCGTAGCGCATGTTAACCCATGCCGCCGCTGTTTCGTCAGTCTTAAAATGGTCTGCTTCGTCCATAAACACAGGCGGCACAATCAGGATAGTTTTAGGGTCGACGTCCAATAGCTGCCCATAGACTTTTTGCTGGTCTGCAATCCGCGTATTCCAATCCATATCATGATACGGCCAAGCGATCCGGTTGCGACTACCTGCGACGTGCTTGCACCCTACTGAAAACATGACTTGACGCTGTACCCGCGCGTCGGAAAGAGCGAACGCCACCCGCGCCACGTCTAGCGGCTTACTCTCAAGCGGGACAACCCCAAAGAAAGTATGTGCGCTATAAGGCTTCATGCCTGCGGTCAAGTGAAGTGTCACGGCATGGCCTGCGGCTTCTAATTTACGCAGCAAGGCGAGCACTGCAACGCCCCTACGCTCGATTAGATAACTCTTTATGCCTCCGCTTGTGATAGAGCTTACGCAGATAGTTATGGGGGCTTTAGCCTCACGTCGGCGACGCATGCGCATGTTTATCGGCGAGCCTTGCAGAAAAGCCGGTACGTCGGCCATACCACCCGCCACAGCACGTTGCATGTGAGGCTCTTTCTCTGCCAGTTTCTCAATCGTTTCTATTTGGTCGAGTATCTTGTCGGATCGCGGCACAAGGCGGGTTTCTCCTTCACTTAGCCCTTTAAAGGTTGAGGGCGTCACGCGGTTGGCATACTCTAACAGTTCCCGCACGCTCTCAAATACCAGGGCGCGCGCGCTATCCTGCTCATTTTCTAATTTCACTATGCGGCTATGCATTTTCATATTCCTCCATTAGGCGCGACGTGCGCTCAGCGGCTAAAATGGCGCGCTCTATGGTTTGCGCTTGCTCGTCTGACAGTCCGGCAAGGTAGGTGAGTTGTGCCGCGTCATCTGGCGTCATGCCTTGCTTGATAAGCGCTGCGCCCGCTTGTGATTGGCGCGGCGTAATCATAACTTTAAGGCCTTGCTCTTTGGCCGCTGCTCTAGCCGCTTGAACGCGCGCGCTCCACTCGTCATTGCCTGTCATCTTGGTTTCTAGCTCTTCATCATAGCCCCAATCAAGGCGAGCCCCGAAGCGTTGCAAGAATGCTGCGTCAATCCGAACGCGACCGACATATTCAGCCGTTGCGCCATGCCCGAAAGTGTTAGCCGCTCCGATGCACTTAAAGTTGTCATGTGCTTTGACGTGCTCGCCGTTGGGAAGTGACATAAAGCCGTTGGCCAGTGCTGAATTCAAACACAAAAGCGCTTCGTTCGATCCGGCGTCAATCTCGTCAAGCAAGATTAGCCCACCCTCTTTAAAGGCCCTAACAAATGGCGTCTCGTGGTATGTGCCGTTGGCGTCGACAAAGCCCGTCAACTCATGGGCCATAGTCATTGCGCCTTGCGCCTCAAACTTGAGGCCTAGTGCCTCCGCCGCTTGCATCGCGCCATAAGTCTTGCCCGAGCCAGAAGGTCCAGCGATCCACACATTCAGCCCGGCAGCAAGTGACGTTATCAAGGTTTCTAGCATGGGGTGAGATAGGCCAGTTACCTTATTTGTGCCGCGATCGGTTTTCACTTCGATAACACGTGACTTCTCAGCGCGTGCTTCTATCTCGTCCAGGCGTAGGACTAAGTTAGTGTTCTGGCGTCCTACTTCCTCGATTATGCCGTCTTTGACTGACTTGGCGAGCGCTTCGATATCGTCGTTATAGTGCTCAGCTAAATCAGGTAGCATTTTCTCGCGGGCAAGCTCAACCTGTCGCGCGACCATTTTCTCTATGCGCTCGTGATCGTCTTGAGTAAGGCGCGTTATCTTGGGGGGTGTGACTTTCTCCACTTCCTTTTCTACAACCTTCACGCGTGGCACCGCGTCTAGGGTGTTCTCTACCCAATAGCGAGACGAAACAGGCATAGTCCAAGCCTTGTTTTTGGCGTCCCATCGCGCGCCCTCACTCTTTAGAAGGTGGCGCTTTGTGTACGTGTCACCCGTGACCTCGATTTCAGTGTCTTTGATTTCGTAATAAATCGGCATCGGTTCAACTCCGGTTAGATGCTTAGTTGCAGGGCGCTTCGTGGTAACCTGTCTCAGGTGTCCAGCAAGGCGCTTCGTGTTCGTATGGCATTGAGGCGCATGCGGTGCAAGCGATCAATAGCAGGATGCAAATCAGGCGTTTCATTTTCTTTATTCCTCAAGGCTTGGCGGTATGGATCGGTGCCACGCCCGCGCGCTGAATTCTTATCGAAAGCGGGTGCAACTCTCATGCCACGCTCTTAAAGTATTTGAACGGCATGCAGTCACCATAGAGGCCTGTAATCTCGCACTTGGCGAAGCGCTCTTCATCTGGCCTGCAATCAAAGAACCCGTCATTTATCGTATACTCGTTACGCTCGCAAAAGTCATCTACCTGCGCACCCTCTTTAAAGGATAGGTCGAGCCCGTCACCATTGATCAATAGTGGAGCGAAGTGAGAGAGGGCGATAAAGTCGCCCATCTCTTTTGGCAGCTTATGGGCTGGACTAGTCATGTCTATTCCTCCAGTTCCATCGGTACAATGTACCCTGTCTCATAGTCGCTACAGCATGGGCACGCGGGCAAGGCGCGGTCAGCATGTTTCGCGGTTGTGCGGACTGTATAATCGCATTCAGCACATACCACCTTGAGCAAGTAAGTCTTGCTCTTTTTCTTGCCGCTCGTATCTGTCAGCGTGGCGTGTGGATAGTCGCCCGCGCGATCTAGGATAGGCTGCGCCCATGTCCAGAAGTCCGCGTCATCATCCGCATAGGTTGCCGTTGGTTTCCCTTGCAAGCCCATCGCCTTAACGATCTGCGGGAAAGGCTTTTTGTGCCCGATAGCGGTGCCAAGCAAAGCATGCACTAGCTCGTGTGCCAGAATGTGCGCAACCTCACGGCCATCGCTTTCCATAGGTGAGATAAATATCTCAGCATAGTTCCCCTCACTCGCCGCTGTGTCCCAACACTCGCCGCGAACGCGTGATTTAGCGGTGCCGCCTTTGTGCGGCCATCCGCATGAGACTTTGACGGTGGGGAAGCGAAACGCCTCACCCGCTTGCCCGTCACTGTCAGTCCCGTTCACGCTATCCTCTGCGGTCTCGCCGATATACGGCATCATTTCGGCGGCTACGTTGTTAAGCCACTCTTCACGCAAGGCGATACCGTGGGAAGTGTTATCGTTTTTGTGGCTGCCAGTTTGGGCGCTGTTTTGTGCATTTTGGGTGTTAAAGTGTGTCATTTGTTTGCTCTCGTTTGCATTTGATGTAGTGACATTAACACCATTAAATTAGGTGTGCAAGCATTATTTTGCTTTAAAGCATAAGTTTTTTCGTTAAGCGGGTTGTTGGCCTATATTGTGCAGATAGGGTAATTTGAACAATTACAAGGGTTTGCGCATTTTTGAACTCTATACATTGTTGCTTTATAAAAAGCGCTATCTTATTTATTATGGTATCAGTTTAAATAAGTAACATAACGCGAGGCTTTTTGTGTTTCGTAGTTGTGCGGTTGGTAAGCCATGATCACGCCCCTAGACCAGCCCCACACACCCGCCAACTGAGAAAATAAATATCTTTCTTATTTTGTTAACTTGTTATTAAGACATATATGCGATAACAGTTTTATAGACAAACCAACGGATCAACCCCATGTTCACACGATATAGCCGCCCATCCAGCCCCGAAGCCATTGAGGCTCTATGGACTGGCCGCCTACCCACCTCAACCCCTAAGCAACCTAAATCTTTAAAGCCTAAGCGCCCGACATTCGGCAAGAGAAAGGGGTAACACTAGGTAACTAAGTAACTAAGCTCACCGAACTGCTATCCTAATTAGGTTAACTAAGTGTTATCCTAATCAGGGTAGGGTGGTGGCTGAGCGGGTGCCGGGGGGGTGGTTCTTGGGTTGGTCGGGTTGCATTGCTTATGGTCGTTCGTAAACCCCACCCCAAAATTTCCAAGTCCCTTAAGCGAGTTAAGTTTGTGCGCCACACGCAATCGCGTATACACCACAAAACCAAAACCCGTAGTGTACCGGCAAAATCAAAATCTGCCGGAAAACCGAGCCGCGTAGGGTAACTCGATAAATGAGACTTGACACACTCAAAAACCCGGTTAACGTGGCCACATGTTCGACGCACTTATCATCATCTTCGCGTGCAACGCTTCGCACCCTGAAACGCAGTGTGTCCCGTATTTTGTGGAACGGACGGTCGTGGCCAGCGAGGAAGACTGCGCGGAGCGGATTTCCGATATCCTGGAAGTCTTCGCGCCCAAGGCTCCCGCCACCACAATTCTGCGGGGCCAATGTCGTAAGCAGGTCATCGAAAGCGACGCATAAAACCTGTTGACACCCATACAGGGTTAGCCTAGCTTTAAAGATGGCAACGGCTTGTTCTCCTGTGTTGCCAAGAGCACTACGCTCCGGGGAGCCAGGTGGGCGGCATCACGCCTGGCTCCCACACCTCACCATTATTTCCGTTCGCGTATACTTGACGATTATGCTAAGTCGCGTATAATACGTGCTCCACGGATCAAAGACCACGTGGCAAATGGAGCACATCATGCTAGCGAAACTTCAAGCAATCGTAACGGCCCTGCAAGACCTGTCTACCGCAGTGGCACTCATCCCCGGCCTACAAACTTCACTGACCGACTTCGATACCTTTCTCACGAACCTCGGCTAAGGGGGTATGGGCTGGCCGTGTTCGGACTGTTTCGGGCACGGCTGACGCCATTTGGGCGATAAATGCCCTGACACAGGCCGTGGCGTTGGTTTTCGTAGAGACGAAGGGTGTTGACCCTAAGCGCGGCGAGCGAGTACTGCGCGCACAACCGCAGAGCCGTGGCCACGCTGCGCCTACGTTGAAATACGACACCACGGACACATGGGTCGAACTGTCGACTGTCCCGAACGGGGCGTCCAGTATACTCGTGTCGAATGCCGGGACAGAGGCTATAGCGGTCGCGGTGCTCGGACCCTCAGACACCGACCTGGACAAGTATCACGTCGTACTGCCCGGTCAGTATCGTATGGTGCTGGTGACGCGGTATGACAAAGTTTGGGCGAAGACGGCTTGACACGCCTATTCAACGCCGTTAACTGTGAGATAGAGGATATAAAAATGGCGACGCGCGACCCTAAAAAACTAAAAGAGAGACTGGAAGTTGTAAGAGACTGCATCCGCAAGGGTGAAGGCTTGAAGCAAGCGGCAGACCGGCTCGGGATATTCCCATCGGGACTGTCACAGTACCTCGACACAGCCGGATATCGCGACCTTCGCATCAAACTCGGATCGAACACCCGGATCGCCCAACCCCTTACCCTTCAAGAGCACGTCAAGCGTTTGAGCGCAGTTGTCTCAGAGGGGTCGCAAGCGGGTGCATCTCGCCTGTTGGGCGTGTCTGCGCCTGCTATGAGTAAGTGGCTGAAAGACAACGGCTATGGGCCGGACTATGAGCGCGACCTGGACGACTTGCAGATGACGTTGGCCAATGAGGACGATTAAGCCACCGCCGAAGCGGCTCCCTTCCAAGCCCGATCACCTACCGGCTCCGACCAGTACGAGTTCGCTACCCGCGACTGCGCCGGACGGCACTATCATGGTGAACGCGGCGAAGTACGCCAAGAGCGCGGTGTTGACTGCGTTCGAGATGATCGGCGGAACCGAAGAGTTGGCAAAGTGGGGACGCCAGAACAGAGGCGAGTTCTACACTAAGCTGTTCACCAAGACGATCCAAAAGGACTTCGAGGTCGGCTCCAAGGATGACGTGGAAAGCCTGCTTGATAAGATCGACGCGCACCAACAGAAAAAGTTGGAAGACGAAATGACCATTGACGCCGAATTTGAGATGGTAGGAGACGCATATGGCTCACAATCCGAAGGCTAACGTCGCCGAACGTATGGTGGAAGAGCTTGCGAAGTTCCGCGCGAGCTACCCCTACTATGCAGCTAACTGCTTGAAAGTACAGACAAAAGAGAACGAGACAGTCCCGTTTATCTTCAACTCAGCTCAGATTTATCTCCACAAACGCCTGGAGCAGCAACGCAAAGAAACCGGACGTGTTCGCGCACTTGTGCTGAAAGGGAGACAGCAAGGTATCTCGACCTATACTGGCGGGCGCTTCTATCGCCGCTCCACCCTCTTTAAAGGCGTAAACGTCTACATTCTCTCGCACGAGCAGAAAGCCACGGACAACTTGTTCAAAATGGTCGACCGCTTCCACAAACATAACCCAATCGCTCCGTCGACCGGCACCGCGAACGCCAAAGAACTCATGTTCGACCGGCTCGACAGCGCGTACTCAATCGGTACGGCTGGCGCGAAAGAGGGCGGACGGGGCCGAACCCCTCACCTATTCCACGGCTCAGAGGTCGCTTTCTGGCAGAACCCTCAAGCCCACTTCGCCTCGTCGGTCCAAGGTGTGCCAGACGCGCGCGGAACTGAGATTATCCTGGAGAGTACGGCCAACGGCGCGAGCGGCGAGTATTATGAGCGTTGGAACGAAGCCGAAGCCGGTATGACGGACTATATCCCCGTGTTCATCCCTTGGTTTTGGCAGCTCGAATATCAGCGCCCGGTCGACGCCAGTTTCAAACTCAGCGCAGACATAATCGAGGGCGAACTGTCAGAGGTCGATTACGCGGAAATGTTCGGCTGCACCAACGAGCAGATGATGTGGAGACGCATGAAAATCCGCGAGCTGCGCTCCGTATCGCTCTTCAATCAGGAATACCCGGCAACTCCAACCCTGGCCTTCCAGTCCAGCGACGGCGAGAGCTATATCAAGGGTAATACCGTACTCAAGGCCCGAAAGAGATACGAGATTGAAGGCGGCGGTCCTCTCATCTTCGGTATTGACCCTGCTGGCGAAGGCGGAGACAGATTTGCGATTGCTATGCGCCGTGGACACGAGTGCGAGCGCGTTCTACGTCGGAACAAGATCAGCGCGACCGAAGCCTGCGACTGGATTGACGCGCTCATCCAAGAGCACAAGCCCGCGAAAGTAAACATCGACGCCGGAGGCCTCGGGGCACCCTTAATAGACTTCCTTAAGGCGCGGCGACCTGAGTACAAAAAGCTGGTAAAAGCCGTCAATTTTGGGTCAAAAAGCCAACACAAAAACGCCACACCACGTCTACCCGGCCCAAAGCTGCGCAGAGACGAAATGTGGAAGCGGATGAAAGAATGGCTTGATTTAGACGAGGGCGTCAGAATTCCAGACGACGATGAGCTGCAAACTGACCTCATCGGACCGAAGAGAAAAGACAGTCATAACAATGACTTCTCCCTCGAAAGTAAGGATAGCATGCGGAGCCGGAAAGTACGCTCGCCCGATCTTGGCGACGCCCTGGCCTTGACCTTCGCAGACTTGTCGAGCATCACGAGCTGGACAGATAAACCGCGTAATGATACATACGGCGGAAGTGTAGAGCCGAAAGTGGTCAATATCGACGCGAATGGCAATGTGTACGGGGGCGACCTCGGCGACCAAGGATGGATGGCATAAATGGTAAAACGTAACTCCAAACGCAGCGAGAAAAAGGCACGGAACGTATCCAAAAAGAAGTATATTCCAGACGGATTTGACACCGAACAAGAGTTTCTTGAGAACATGCGGAAAGGCTTTTCGGTTGACATCTCTGCCGACGAGGGTAATCGTCAAGCAGCGCTGGAAGACAGCTTGTTTGTAGCCGGGGAGCAATGGGACGACACGATCAAAGCAAGACGAATTCGGGAGAAAAAGCCCGTTCTGACGATCAACCGCCTACCCGCGTTCATCGGTCAGCTAGTCGGCAATCGTCGTATGAACGAAACCCAAATCAGAGTTACCCCGGACGTCGGAGGAAACAAAGACGTCGCGCACTTGAGACAGGGCATCATCCGATCCATCGAAAAGACATCCCGCGCCGACCGCGCGTACAACAACGCGTTTCAAAACGCAGCTATCTGCGGGATCGGCAACTTCGGATTGGCCGTGGAGTACGCATTTGACGATGTGTTCGAACGCGACGCCCGTATTTACGAAATTCCAAACCCTCTGGCCGTCGTATGGGACGCCAATTCCGTAGAGCCCACCGGGGCAGACGCGGAACGCGCCTATATCATCGAAGAGGTCGACCAGGCCGACTTTGAAAAGGTCTATAAGAACAAAGAAACCGGCGATTTAGAGTACGACAGCGGTATCTCCCAAAATATCGGCGATGGCTGGTACGAGGAAGGTAAAATCCGCGTCGTGCACTACTGGCAGATGGAGTACGAAGAGCGAACACTCGTCCTAATGCTCAATGGCGACGTAGTCGACGTCACAGACATGCGCGGGTCAGAACTGCGCGAAATCTTCGAAAATATGGTCCTCGACGAGGACACGAACGAGCCGTATATGCGCAAAACACTGCGCTCCAAAGCCGTGTGTCATATTTGTACCGGGAACTCCATTCTGGAAGGCCCAATCGAGCTTCCAATCAAGCGACTGCCCGTATTCCGCGTCCCTGGATGGGAAATCGACACCGCTTACAGCCGTCAGCGCTTCGGTGTGGTACGTTTCGCCAAAGACCCGCAGCGCATGCACAATTATTGGCGCTCCGTGATCGTAGAAAAGCTCATGCTTACTCCAAAAGCCCCTTGGGTAGCCTCAGACGCCGCCGTAGAGGGTCGCGAAAAGGAATGGCGGAACGCGCACCTGTCAAACGATACGCTGCTTGTCTACAATGGAAGTGCCGGACAAGCTCCAACACGTACAGCTCCAGCGCAGGTCGAAAGCGCCCTCATTCAAGAGGCTGGAATGGCCGCGCAGGACATGAAAGACGTGACCAACATCCACGAAGCGTCGCTCGGCATGACCTCTAACGAAGTCTCTGGTAAAGCTATCCTGGCACGTCAGAAAATGGGCGAAATTGGCTCCGTGATCTACCTCGATAACCTGGATATGGCTATCGAAGAGTGTGGACGCGTCTTGAACGACCTCATCCCGGTCCTGTACGACACCCCCCGCGTCGTGAAGATTATCGACGTCGACGAGTTCGGCAGCGAGCAAGAGAAGCTGGCCGTCATCAACGGAGAAACCGAGGAAGAGCCGGACGTAACGGTCGGAAAGTACACCGTCACCGTCCACACAGGCCCGTCACAAGTCACCCGACGCCTGGAAGCGTCCGAAGGCATGCTAAACATGGTCAACGCCATGCCGGACCTCATGCAGGTCGCAGCACCGGAGATCGTAGAGGCCCAAGACTGGCCTGGAGCGGGTAAGATCGCCAAGAGGCTCAAGGCCAAGCTCGGCATGACAGACCCGGAAGACATGACGCCAGAAGAGCAACAGGCCGCTGCCGCAGCCCAGGAGGCTCAGAAACGCCAAGAGCAGATGCAGGAGGCCGCATTCATGGCCGAACTCGCAGAAAAGCAGGCCAAGACAGCAGAGGCCAACGCGCGCGCCGAAAAAGCTAGAGCGGAAGTCCGTAAGATGGTCATGGACATCATCAACGACCGGCAGCGTGTCCAAAATGAGACAGATCGCGTCGAAATTGACGCTGTTGAAGTCGCAGCCCGAATAGAGTCGCTTGACATTAACGATGGAGCTACTGTAATAGAGATTGCTAACCGCATCATGGAGATGGAAAACAGCCCGCCACCCGGCATGAACCTAGGAGAACCTAATGTCTAAAACCGAAACCGAAGTACCTGATATCTTTAAAGGCTTTGTAACTGAAACCTATGACGACGGGGAGCTTGTCGACAGTCACGGCGAAATCGCTGCCCGGAAAGACCCGGACTGGCCGCAGTTTGTCGACGAAAGCGCTGACGATGACGACGGTGACGAAGGTGAAGGCGAAGAGGACGAGGCCGACCTGGATGACCTGATTGCAGAAGGAGAAGATGACGATGGTGACGACGACGAAGACCTGGCTGATGACGACGACGGCGCTGAAGACGACGATGGCGACGACGGCGAGCCTGATGCTGACGCCGCTGATGATGACGCGGATCGAGACGATAAGAGCAAAAAGCGGCGCAAGAAAAGTGCTGGCAAACGCATAGCGGAAATCACCGCCGAAAAGCATGCAGAACGTGAGCGAGCTGAAAAGGCCGAACGCGAACTTGCGGCTTTAAAGGCAGGGAAAGAAACATCCGCCCCCGACACGACCGCCTCAGAAGAGACGACCGAAGAGGCTGACCTGTCTGACCTATCGAAGCCCGATCCTTCCGACCTTAAAAAGTATGAGTTCGGGGAAATCGACGCGCAGTACATGCAGGATATTGCAGAGTACAACGCCGAAGTTGCTTTCCGAAAGAGGGAGCACAAGGCGAAGGTCGAGGCCAAAAAGAATGAGGCTGCACAAGCCCAAGCCGCACAAGTAGAGCAACTGGAGAAAAATTTCCTTGACAATGTTCTAACTCCCGGTTTAGAAGATATTGACGACTTCGAAGCAGTAGTTATCGAAGGCGGAAAAGCTGGTAAGTACCGGCTCTCGCCCACTCTCGTTTCCTTAATCTCCGAGAGTGAAAACGGCGCAAAGATTATGTACCACTTCGCCTCTAACCCAGATGAGGCTCAAAAGGTGGCGTCTATGTCTGTTGAACGGCAGGCAGCTTACTTCGGGCGCGTAGAAGCCCGTTTCGACACGTCAAATGCTGACGACGGTAAGAACAAAGGTCGGACGAAGCCGACTAGAGCGCCCAAGCCGGGCAAACGCCGCCCACGCGGCTCTGGCAAAGGGGCACGTACCAACCCAGCAACCACGGACTTCGCTTCGTTTGAGAAGATGGTCCGCTCGAAAGGATAACTATCATGGCTAACGCCTTTTTAGACGCCCAAGTATACGCCAACTCCATGCTTTACCTCGTAAAGAACCAGTTGGTCATGGGACGTCTCGTAAACTCGAAATTCGTCAACCAAGTCAACGATGAGAACGGCCTGACTGTACGTCAGAAACGCCCTTCCCGCTTCGTGGCCAAAGACGGTGCAACTCTGCAAGCGCAGGACAGCATCAACGGCTTCGAAACCATCACCGTCGACCAGTACAAGAACGTCCACCTCTCAATCGGTGACCTTGAGTACATTCAGTCGTACAACGACCTGGTTTCAGACACCAACATGAAATCCGCAGCTTCCGCTCTCGCGCACGCTGTTGACAGCTACCTCCACACCAAGACCCTCGAATTCTCGAATTGGGTCGGAACTCCAGGCACCGTTATCGGCGCACCTTCCGAGTTCAACCGTGGACCGGAGCGTCTTGACCTGCTCGCAGTTCCAGACACCGACCGGGGCGCAGCCGTCTTCACGACCGACGCATACGGCATCTCTGACACTTTGATTGACAACAACTCAATCTCAGACGTTGCCCGCTCTGCCTTGGAACGCGCTCAGCTTCCGCTGCTCTCTTCCACCCGCGCATATGCGACACAAATGTCACAGTCTATCACGACTGGTACACGTGCCGCTTCCGGCGCAACACTGGTCAACGGTACAAACCAGAACGTCGATTATCGCGACGTGAAGGATACCATGACGCAGAACCTCGCAGTTGACGGTGAAGCAGGCACATACGTTGTCGGCGACGTCTTCACCATTGCAGGTGTGTTCGCGGTTAACCCGCGTACTGCGGAAGCCTACGACTATCTGCAACAGTTCACTGTTGTAACTGCTCGTACCGGCGCAGGCGACCTGGCAATCACGCCACCTATCATCGTACCGGGCTCAGGCTCCGGCACGGACGTTGACGTCAATACCGCATTCGCGACCGTCAGCGCCGTACCAGCGGACAACGCGGCTATCACCTTCCTAGGGGCACCGTCTACTCCGTTCCGCTTTAGCTCAGCGTTCCACAAAGACGCTATCAGCCTTGTCTATGCCAAGCTGCGCATGCCGTTTACCGGCGAAGCATCCTTCGCGTCTGACCCTGATACCGGCGTCTCTATCCGCTACTGGCGCGGATCGGATATCTCTACCGGCGATCACATTCACCGTTGGGATATGGTGTTCGGAGCGTCCGCGATGGACCCACTGCTCGGCGTTCGCGTCAGCGGCACCGCCTAACCGGCGAAACCCTAAACCTGGAGAGGCGGCGTCAAACCCGCCTTTCTTTTTAACCTTGACCCTTAATGGAGATTATTCATGCACAAAGCAACCAAACCAGCCCAAGCGGAAGGCCGCGTCCCTGCGATCCTCTACAACGAAGACGGAGCTAAACGCTTCGAGACAGAAGATGAGCTTGACGCAGCGCTCGAAGACGGCTACGTCGACCATCCTGCTAAGGTAGGAGCAGGAGCCGCTAAAAAGCCCGCGCCGAAGAAAGCGGAGCCGAAGAAAGAGGGCGAGACAGAAGATAAAAAGTCTGTCATTGCGAAAAAGCCACCTGCCACTTTAAAGCGTAAGGAAGACTAGCTTGCAATTTCGCTCAAATAGAGTAGATTGCGCCGAATAAGGAGCACCCTATGACAACTGCGAGCGACATCATCACTAGAGCCTACCGTGACCCCAACATCATTGCCCTTGGTAAAACCCCAACGGCAGCGGAGGTCACGGAGGCTCTTCCTCTTTTGAACAGCATCATACAGAACGTATTTGGGCGTGTTGTCGGAGAGTTTGTCGAGGACTGGCCTATCGGCACATTCTTCACCGCTCCAGACGGCGCACAGTACCCATTCGGTCCTCTCGACGACCGACCTTCAAAACAGACCTGGCAGTACCCCGTCCAGAACTCGAACGTGCTGGTACGCCTCACAACCGCCTCCACGATTTACTTCGAGCCCTACCCGGATGACGGCGCACAGATGGTTATCGTCGACAACGGTAACGATTGGGTATCGAACCCTCTCACAATCGACTTCAACGGTCGCTCAGCTATCGTGACAAACGCCGGGACAGTCGCAGCCACAACCTACACCATCTCTGAGGCTCCAACCGCGCCGATCAAGTTCGTTTACCGCGCCGACCTCTCCCAATGGCGTATCATTCCAACCCTGGACTTCACAGGCACCGGAGCGGAGGTTATGCCTCTGCCCGACGAGTACGACGATTGGTTTTCGATTAGTCTCGCTGCGCGCCTATGCCCGCGTTTCTCCAAGCAAATGCCCGAGATGCTAATGGCGGTCGCTATGGAGCAAGAGAAGCAAATGAAGACGAGATATCGTCAGACAGAACGCGTCAACGTATTCCGGCGCGGGGAAGATCAACGCTCAATTCAGAGTATCGGCGGTCAGTATTACGACCAAGGGAACCTCCTTTAAAGATGGAACTACAGCTCGGCAAATCCTCCTATGAGCGCCAGTACGGTCGCATGCCTCCCATTGTGCTCGAAAACCGTTTCTTTGAAGAGAACCCGACCGACCAGCTCACGAAGTCGGCTCTCCTTTCACGCCCTGGCACAGACACGCTAACCGGCTTTGGTGCCGGACCTATCCGCTCTTTGTTCTCTTTGGACGGCGTCTTTGGCGGAGACCTATTTGTCGTATCTGGAGTTGACGGATCGCTGTTCCGATACAGTCGCGACGGAACCACCAAGACAACCCTCACAGGGACTATATTTGGCTCCGCCTTCGCGCCTATGGCTGCCACACGCAACTACCTGTTTATCACTGACGGACAGTCCCTCCAGTATTACAACGGCGTCGGAAGTTTCGCCACCGCGACACTGACGATCACGACCAACCCAACCAACGGAGAGACAGTCACCCTCGGAGCTACGACCTACACCTTCAACACGACGCTCGGCGGCGCGAATAGTGTCTTGATCGGTGCAGACATCCAAGCGTCCCTGGCCAACCTGGCAGCGGCCATAACTGGCGGCAACGGCGAAGGTACAACCTACGGTACGGGAACCGTGGCCAACCTATCAGCATCCTTCGCGGTAACTGATCCTGCGGACGGCACAGGCGTCGCAACAGCTCTCACCGCAGGCACCGCAGGTAACTCCGTGGCGTCCACAGAGACCGGCGCGAACATGGCCTGGAGCACAACCACCTTGGAAGGCGGAACAGCGAACGCGTTGAACGGCATCCCCACACCCGATGACATCGGTATCGTCTCCCTGGCAGTAATCGCTGGATACGTCCTGCTAGTGGCCGCTGGCGGCGACCGCGTATATTGGATTGAACCTACCACAGACGCGTTTTCGACGCCGGAGCTTCCGGTCATTGACCCTCTGAATTTCTTCTCTGCGGAACAGCTCCCGGATGAAATTATCGAGGTCAAAGTCGTCGGAGATGAGATTTGGTTCATCGGCGTAGAAAGCACCGAAGTATTCTATGTCACTGGCGGAACCGGAGTACCGTTCGCCCGTATCAAAGGACGCGCGTTCTCTCGGGGAGCCATTGAGGGTACGTTTGTCGTGGTCGGAAACCGGAAGTTTATCGTCGGAAATGACGGCGTCGTTTACAAATTGGGCGGTGGATTGCAAAGAATTTCAACCCATGCTATTGAAGAGGCTATTCGCGCGCAACGCAAGGCCGAAAGGAACACATAATGAGTGCACTATTCGAAGACAACTATGAACTCTATGGCGGCGACGCACAGAAGATGCTCGACGGAGTATGGGCCTCTTTAGGCGCGTCTTTTGTCGGCAGCGCAACGCTGACTATTCCCGCCTGGGAAGAGCAAGATCGCTATTGGCTGGCTATCAATGGGAGAGGCGACGGTGCACGCGCGGTATTCCCGGCTGGCGGACAGACCGGAGTAGGCGTATGGGCAGAGATGTATCTGCCGGAACTACCTACGACCGCAGGCAGAGGCTTCCCTATCCAACTCAGAAACGCGTCGGATGACGTGCTCGTCGGTCTAGTAATCAACACAGACGGCACTATCAGCGCCTACGGAAACCCCTCGGGCTTCGCGTTCGACGGACTTACCGGAGCAACACTCATTGCTACAACCACCGTACCAGTACTCCAGGCCGCAACGACACACTACCTGCAAATGGAAGTTGACTTCAGCGCCGGGGACTTAGAGCTGCGCGTCGACGGAGTGGCCGTTATCAGCGTTTCCAGCAATGCGAGCGTCGGCGGAACCTGCGTAGGCATCGCACACCAACAGAACGACGACAGCGGCGGAACTTACGCCCAAATGTACTTTAAAGGGGTTGCTGCATACAGCCTATCGGGCACGTACAATAGCTCTTGGCCCGCCATCTCTGGCATCAAGACGGTACTCATCAACGCGGACACCGCGACGGACAATCTCACACCACGCCCACGGAACCACTTCGACACAGCGGTACTCTTCAACGACAGGATCGCTGGAGACGCCGGTATCCGTATTGACGAGAACTCGAACGCTTTCGACTACGGCACAGGCGATTACACCCTGGAAGGCTATTTCCGCTTCATCCGCTCACCGGAAAGTGGAGAGACGTTCAACCTGCTTGGGGTATGGAACGAAAGCAACGATGAGCGCTGCTACAGGCTCGCTTTAAAGGCGTCTGACGTCGACGGAGGCGGGCTCCAGTTCCAATACTCGACTGACGGTACTGACGGCACAGTTGTAACGGTACATGACGTGAATTGGGAGCCACAAATCGGCGTCTGGTATCATATCGCCGTGGCCCGAGACAGCTCGACCAACGACAACCGTCTGTTTATCGACGGCGTCCAACAGGGCACAGACCAGACCGACAGCGCGACGTACAACGCTGGCAACAGCGATCACTTCTGTATCGGCAACATCACGTCCTCCAGCTCGGGACAAGCTCTCGGCTCAGACGCTTTCTACGGCCACTTGCAGGACATCCGTGTCACGAAGGGTATCGTTCGCTACACCGCGAACTTTACCATCCCAACCACATTCTTCCCAACGGCCAGTCCGGCTGACCCGAACTTCTCATCGGTTTCACTGCTCGTACCGTTCTCAGACCCGAACCAAGACCCGGTACTCGACGTGTCCTCTAATAACTTCACCCTCGACTTGGGCGGAGGCTGCTCCATCGTGGATTACGAAGATGAAGGCCCAAGCTATCTCGCAGCAGGTACAACCAATCCTCTCGACGATAGATACCTAGAAAGCGCTTTCCCGAAAGCCTCGGGTATTCTGACGCTCACCGACCAGCCTGGAGACACTGAGACAGTCGTTATCGGCTCTCGGACGTACACCTTCAACACGACGCTCGGAGCTGCTAACAGCATCCTGATTGGTGCGTCGGTCAATGACAGTTTGCAGAACCTCACCGACGCAATCAACGGCGGCGACGGATCGGGCACACGCTACGGAACCGGCACAGCGACCAACACCGACGTCACGGCGGAGAATAACACTCCATCCGCGTCTCAGATGACTGTCACAGCTATTCTCGGCGGTACAGGCGACAACTCCCTGGCCACGACTGAAACGCTCACTGACGGCTCTTGGGGCGGCTCAACGCTCTCTGGCGGCGCAAACCTGCCTGGAGCATCGGAGTTCGAAATACAGTCGCTTCCACCGGACGCAACAGGTGTGAGATGGTTGTCCATCCGTCACCGATCTTACCTAGATGACGGCTCGGCTACTATCCGCACGAACCTGGACGTCAATGGCTCTGAAAGCTCGAACGACGACAACGGCCTCACGACCGACCCACAGTATTACGTCAGTCGCATTGAGGAAGACCCGGACACGTCCGCTGCTCTGACCGTCAGCTCAATCGAGAATGCGAAACTCAAAATCGAACGCACCGCTTAGGAGGGGCTTTAAAGCATGACAGCTCTAACCCCTCTCTACTCCGGGATGGTTGTTTACGGCGAAGGGGCAAACTCTTCGGACGACCCTCAAGGCGGTCCACGTACAGAACAGTTCGCTGGCCTGGCAGTAATCGAGACGTCCACACCTGCGGAACTAGCGTCAGCGTCACAGTTCGCTGGCCTGGCCGTGTTCGAGTTCGGTCCAGACAGTGACCTTGACAAGGGCGGTCCAGCTACGTCACAGCTCGCGGGACTTGTCGTGTGGGGTACGAACGTTCGGGAACAGCTCAACATCCGCTCGTGGGGCTTCGAAATGGACGGGCACGTGTTCGTGGTATACAGCTTCGGCGCGCAGGGCACATTCGTCTATGACGACCTCACCGGACGCTGGAGCAAGTGGTACACCCAAGGCTTCGGAAACATGTGGAACGCGGAGAACGGGATTTACTGGTACGACGGCCTCTATGTCGCAGCCTCCATTCAAGACCCTACCGTGGTGCAGATGGACTTCGACAGCGAGTTCGATGACGGCTTCCGAACCATCCAACGCGTCGTTACCGGACTTGTCACTTTAAAGCACAGAGACCAGACGCTCGACGTCGGCGCGCTCCACATTGACGCGTCGGTCGGCGCTCCATCTCTGACCGAACCGAACCCTCCAGGCCCACGTATGAGGTTGCGATACAGCGACGACGAGGGTAACACATGGTCGGACTTCGAGAACGTCTCCCTGGTAGTGGGAGAGTTCAACCAAGACGTACAATGGCGCTCTCTCGGCACCATCTTCGCACCTGGACGCATCTTCGAGATTAGCGACGAGGGAGGGGTTGTCCGAATTGACGGAGCGTGGCTGGACACCTATGGAGATGACTAATGGCGGAACGCGCTGACCCTATCGGCTATGAAACTACCATCACATACGATGACGGTAGGCCGACCGACTTTTTCATCCAGCAATGGAACTCGCAGCTCAATGTGAACACCTACGCGTTCAATGACATTGTGGCCGGTCCAGGACTATCTGGCGGCGGCGCTCTGGCGGACGGGGAGGTCACCCTATTTCTCCCTGAATTGGGATCGGAGGGGACATATGGGTCAGCAACGGAAGTGCCCGTCATCGAAATCGACGAGTTCGGACGCGTCACGGCGGTTACATTGGCAACGGTTGCAGCGACGGTCGCAGTCCAGGACGCGGGCGCAGCGTTTGGCAACTTCACGACGTTCAACTTCGAGACTGGCGCGACGCTGACCGACAGCGGTGGCGGCGTACTCCAGATTGACATCTCCACAGGCTCCAGCGGCGTCGACGTGGAAGACGAGGGCGTATCAGTAACGACGGGCTCTACCACGTTGAACTTCACAGGCGGAGTTGCGGTAACCGACGCTGGCAGCGGACAGACCAACATCGCCATATTCTCAGGTGTCGACGTCGAAGATGACGGCGTATCTGTCACATCCGACAGCCCAACACTCAACTTCACCGGAGCTGGCGTCACTGTTACCGACGCAGGCGGCGGACAGACCAATATCGCTATCCCTGGCGGCGGTGGGGGCGGTTCAGGCGTGGATGTAGAGGACGATGGTGCAAGCGTAACCACAGGATCGACAAAACTCAACTTCACTGGCGCAGGCGTCACCGTCACAGACGCAGGCGGCGGACAAGCCGACATCGCCATACCTGGCGGCGGAGGCGGAGGCGGAAGCGGCACGTTCGGCGGACTTATGATCGGTGACAGCTCTTACACCAACTTCACGGACGCTTCGGCGACCAAGGGCTTCCCATTCATGCCTACCGCTGACGTGACAGTTGCGGCGGTGAACGCGCTCATCAACCCGTCCTCTACGTCTGAGACATATACGGCTCAAATCTGCACATTCTCGGCCACCGACGCTTCCGGCTCTGTGATCGCTGTTGTCGCTACCTCGACGGTGCAGACAGCGGTTTCGACACAGTTCGGGGTGTACCGTTTCACCTTCACATCGCCTCCATCTTTGACGCGCGGAACCACATATCTTCTGGCGATCAACCGGACAGACGGCACGGGCACTTCGGCCTTGATTATGGTCGGTGACGGTAACGTCACTCAGAGTGGACCATTCGTGTGCTTTTCGAACGGAACACAGTATTTTGACACGACGGCGCTCGTAGCGTCCGACAGTAACGACGGCGGGACGACCTCATCGGAGATTGCGGTGTGGATCGAATGCTCGGCTTAACTCAGTAATTGACTGCGCTATGAATTGACGGTATAAGGCGCGAAGAGAGGTAATATTTATGAGCATTTTTGGTGATATTATGGGCGGCATTATCGGCGGTGCTGGTTCTCTCATCACAGGGAACGAACAAGCGGACGACATCCGAGACGCTTCACGCGACTTCACACAGCCGTTCGCCAACGCGGGTATCGACGCGAACAACTTCCTCTCCAACTTCCTCATGAACCAAGGCGGAGCCCAACAGCTCGAAGCCTTCAATCAGAGCACAGGTGGACAGTTCCTCCTGGACCAAGGACGCAGAGGCATCATGGGCTCTCAGGCCGCACAAGGTAAGCTGAATTCTGGCGCGACAGGTAAAGCGCTGACGGAGTTCGGACAAGGCCTGGCCTCCACGCAAATGAACAACTTTTTGAACCAGATCGGAGGCCTCGCAAATCGCGGAGCTGCGGCTGGAGCCAACACAGTAACCGCCCTAAGCAACGCTGCCGGGGCACAAGCACAAGGTCGAGCTGGCGCAGGTAGCGTCATCGGAGACCTATTGGGGAGCATCTTTTAATGTCATTCGGAAATGCCTTTTTAAACGGATTGAACTCTGGCCGCAGAGAACAGTCCAGACGTATGCAGGAAAACCGACTTGAGCAAGAGGCTGCACGGACTTCTCAGAAGTTCCAACAGCGCCAAGACGGACTGCAAGCGCTACAGGAACAGTTCGGCGACGTCGCATTTGTGCCAACGGAGCAAGCACAGCTCCAAGGGACAGACCAGCGCGCGCAGCTATTCCCCGGACAGCTCGAACAGCAACAACAAGAGATTGGGGACTTTAAAGACACTCGCACCCGCAACTCCGCTGTGATCGGTTTTGACCTCATGGACAAAGTGGTGCAGCAAGCCGTCGCACAAGGGGAAGACCCTACGTCTGCCGTAATGCAGCGCGTTGGAGCCCTGCCACCCGAAGCCCGGCAACTACTCGGCCTGGACGAAAACGCTATGGCTGGCACACTCGAAGCTATCAACGCCAATCCTGAAATCTTCGCCCAACGGCGCGATGCTCTGCGTTTACCGGCAAAAGGCTCAAACGCCAGTAACACGTCACGTGCGGTCCAACGCAAGGCGTTCAACCCGGACAGTAATCAGTGGGAATGGGCGAACTTCGACCGGGAGACCGGCGCTCCAACATTCACAGGCGTAGCCTCTGGACCTCCAAACGCTCCGACCACGCTCGGAACCGACATCATTGACACGGCACGACCGGACGGCGCAGCCCCAATCAATAATCGCTCAGACGGTGCCGCAGCTATCCAGTCCGCAGCACAGGCTAGAGAGATCGGACAAGAGCAAGGTGAGTTTATCGGTCGACGCTGGGCCGCTGACCAGACGCTCTCTCAGACTGAGAGTAACGAAGGCCTGCAACTGCTCCAAGGCGAGCTGGCACGTGGCGAGAACACTCTGCTCACGATTGATGAGGCTATCGACCAAATTGATTGGGACAGCGCCGGTACGCTCCAGGGCTTGAAACGTATCGACGGCTCCACGCCCGCCAACGTAGCTGCCACGATCCAAACTGTGCAGTCCAACGCTATCATTGACCAACTGGTAGCCATTAAGCGAACCGGCGCGACGCTGGGCCAGATCACTGAAAAGGAGCTGGAAGTATTGCAGAACTCAGTTGCGGCTCTCGGACAGTCTCAGACGCCTGGACAGCTTCGCAGCAACATGCGCAAGTATCGCTCTCAGCTTGAACGCACACTGACCCGCTCGCGCGCAAACGTGAAGCGTGACATCGAACGGGGTAGACTTAGTCCTTCCGATGATTTAGTGCAGGACTTATTCCCGGAACTCGCGGCAGCATCAACTGCTCAAGGAGAAGACGCGCTCGACGCATGGCTAAACCAATAGGAGGCTTTAAAGCATGGCTACCATCAAGCTGACTATTGACGGAAACGAGATCGAAATCGACGAGAACGATCCACGCGTACCGGCAATCAAAGAAAAGATCAAAGGCATGTCCCCGGAAGAGCGGTCCACGCTTAACTTCCAACGTGTCGAAGCTCCGGCTCCCGCACCTAGCGCACAGGACAACCGGCGACGCGTCCTTGAGGACCGTATGGAGCGTCAACGCGCCAAGCCTAACCCTATCGCGGAAGGTGTCGGAAACTTCGGTCGAGGCGTCCAACGTATCGCGACCGGCGACGTGGCTCCACAAGAAATTGGAGACGCCTTAGAGACGTCAATCCGATCTACCACTGCCCCTCTCGGCGGAGACTTCCTTGCGGCTGGCGGTGAGAATATTGCACGCTTCATCATGGGCGACGATATCAATCCCAACGCCCTGGCCGAACAACGCGGACGCCGTGAAGAGCTGGCCGCAAATGACCCTATCAACGCAGGCGCGTCAGAGATGCTTGGCTTCGGTGGCCTCTTTAAAGCGATCACTGGCGTCGCTCCCGGACTTACTCGTGTAGGCCAAGGTTCAACCATCGCTAACCCTCAACGCGCGGTGAACGCTGGACGCTCCGCATTGGAAGGCGCAGTCACGACCGGCGTAGGTCGCAAGGCGCAAGGCGCTCCAGACGCCCAAGCCGCACAAGAGGCCGGTATCGCTGCCGTAGCCTCACCTCTCGCAGGCGGACTTCTGCGCGCCGTAACTCAAGGCGCTCAAGGCGTCCCTTCCGGCGTTCGCGCCGCACGTGACCAACTTGATACCTCAGCCGACGAAGCAGGCGTGCGCTCTCTCTTCCAGCGTCTCGAAATGGACCCGGAAGAGGGCCTGCAACGCCTGGCCGATGCTCGCTCCCGTGGCAACCCTACACCGGCTCTGCGCGACCTATTGAACGACCGCGAAATCGACATGATTAAGGGTGTCACTGACAGCCGACGTGCCGCAGCCGACATCCTAGATGAAGGTGAGACAACCGCAGCACGCACCCGTTCCGACGAGATGCGAGAACGCATTGTCAGCGGTCAAGGCGGCGGACGTGTTCGCACACAGGCCGTAGAGCGTCTTGAGAGTAATGCAGGCGAACGTCTGACCAACGCACTGCGCGCAGATCGTGGAGCCGGACGCGGCACCCTGGCCGATAGTCCTATCGACAAGCAGCCCTTCCAGGATTTGTTCATGGATGACGCAGGCGAGGCTCTTCGCACGTCTCTGTCCCCTAACTTGCGCCGACAACTGTCCGACGCGCTGGACGGCGACGCTGACCTCACCATTGACCTAGCAGAACAAGTTCGACAGGCGCTATCTAAGCGCGGTGGATCGGGCGAAAACTTTCGATTTGTAGAGGCCTCACAGGCGGTACGTGACATCATCACAAACCAATCTGACGAATATGCGAGCGCCTTTGGCCGATACAAATCGGACTTTGACTTCATTGACGGTTTCAAACGCGGTCAGAACGTTGTTGGTAAAGACAGCGCAGAACTGACCGACGTGTTTGACACCTTGTCTCCACAAGAGCAAACGGGGGTGCGCGCTGGCGTCCGGGGTAAGCTCAGCTCAACGGCTGGTCGACGCCCTGGCTCCGCTGTGCGTGTCGCTGACGAACTTGCTGACAGTCGAGACATTAGAGAGATACTGGAGCTGACAGAGGGACCGCAAGAGGCCTCTAATCTTGTGGCACTTGGCGAGCAAGCTAGACGCTCTGCTAACAACGCCACGCGCTTGTCCCCGTCCACAACACTGCCACCCGCCCTACGCGACGCGTCCGAGCAACTTGCAGAGGCGGCAGCGGCAGTTGGTGGGCGCGGCTCCGGTATACTATTCGCCCGTCTGGCCGGTAACCTGGTCGGAAATATCCGTGGCCTTGGAGTTCCGCCCAACGCTGCCCGCGCAATGGCTAATTTGCTGCTCGACCCTGCCCGCACGCAGGAAGTTTTAGAGCGCCTTAACGCTATGGGTATCGCAGAGGAACAGTTGACACAACTGACCCAAGGTATAGTCTCTACGATGCGCGGTCCTGCTACAGACAAGGCTCGCAGAGTTGGATTTGCGGAGCCCGAAGATGACGACGGAGAATAACGAAGTGAAACTAAGTTTGATCGAAACACATCTACAGAGTATCCTAACTGGCCTAATGCTTGCAGGGGTAATATGGCTTATGTCATCGGTGAACTCTTTGCAGCAATCGGTGTCCGTACTGGAAGTGGAAGTTAGGAGCACAAATGAGAAAGTAGCCCTTGGCACACAGAACCGCTTCGACAGCAATGACGCAGCCGCTCAGCTTGAAATCCGCGACCTTAAAATCGAACGTCTTGAAAACCGCGTCGAACGCCTTGAGCGTGACGACGAGAATTAGGAGATTACATGTCAGTAGCTAAAACCAAAGAGCACTATCAAGCGCTCTTACCCTTCACCGTAGACGAAAACCAAAAAGAGATTATCTCGCTGCTCATGGAGCACGGTAGCTCTCGCAAAGTCGCAGAGATAACCGGCAAGTACGCTACAAATGTACGCCGCATGGTACGCCGTGTAGAACAACGCGCTGCCAAAATGGGACACTCTCCCGAAGCCGACGCTCTCGGACTTGCTCCAGAAGGGTACATGGTCAAAGGTAAGTCGACTTACTACGACAAAGACGGAGCGGTCCGCGCCCAATGGGTGAAAACCAATATCGACGCCGAAAAGCAATACCAGATTATGAAGGATGTAGTCGATGAGCTGATGGAAGGTGTCAAGCCTCTCCCACCCATCGCGCCTCCCGTAACACAGCCCGAACAACACCTGCTCAATATCTACACCATGACCGATACCCACATTGGCATGCTGGCGTGGGGCAAGGAGACCGGGACCGATTGGGACTTGAATATCGCAGAACAGACGCTCACAGCCTGCTTCGCCGACATGGTCAAACGCTCTCCCGATGCTGACACCTGCGTTATCGCACAGCTTGGGGATTGGCTCCACTATGACAGTCTGGAAGCCATGACGCCCACAAGCGGCCACGTGCTCGACGCTGATAGCCGCGCTGGTAAAATGGTTGCCGTGGCGTGCCGGGTGTTCGAAAGCCTCGTGGACATGGCTCTCGCGAAGCACAATAAGGTTGTACTGCTCATCGCAGAGGGTAACCACGATCTATATGGCTCTCTATGGCTGCGCACCATGTTCGCGCGACTGTACCGGGATGAACCACGTGTCGAGATTATCCAGAACGAAAACCCCTACTACGCGTACCAGTTTGGACAGAACATGTTCGCCTGGCACCACGGCCACAAGAAAGGCCTGGACGCGTCCACAGCGCTCTACATGGCTGCCACGTACCCTGAGATGTGGGGCTCGACCGAGCACCGCGTTATGTTCTTTGGTGACAAGCACCATAAGGCCGTCAAAGAGATGGCTGGTATGACACTCGAACAAATTGGCACGCTTGCTGCAAATGATGCTTATGCCGTCCGTGGCGGCTGGAAATCGCACCAACACACCGAAGCGATTACCTTCCACAAGGAATACGGGGAGGCGGGACGGATACGAACCACACCGACAATGGTCGGGCTTTAAAGGAGAACAAACATGGGTGCCACCATCGAAAATCTATTCACACTGACTTACTCGGGGAAGAAGTTCTTTCCCGGTAATCCCGAAAAGAGCGTATTCTCAATGGTAGATATCGCTCACCATCTCGCTCAATGTAATCGCTATAGCGGCGCAGCTAACTTCCCTTTCTCAGTTGCACAGCACAGCGTCCTCATGGCGGAGAAGATGCTAGCCGCGACACAGAACCCCTTCCTCGCACTGGACTGCCTGTTTCACGACGCGTCAGAGTATGTGCTGGGCGACATGGCCAAGCCGATTAAGCTCATGATGCCGGACTACAATAAGGTAGAGGCCCGCGTCGACAAAGCGATCCGGGAATGGCTCTACAACAACGGCGTGTTCGTACCTCTCGAACAGACGCCCGAGTGCAAAGATTACGACAAGAGAATGTTCTTGACCGAATGGCCGATCCTAAAAGGTCACGAAGATGCTGGCGCATGGTATCCAGACCATGAGCCTTTCACCGACGTCAAGATTGAAGAATGGGACTGGAAGACCGCGCGGCAACAGTTCTATGACGCTGCGAGAGAACTCGCACAACAGGCCGCGCACGGAAACTAGGAGAATAGACTATGTCAATAACAGAACAAGCACAGCCCGGTGACGGGGAGGGAGGCGCGAAGAAACTCGACGCCAAGAAAGTACCTTTCTTTAAAGGGCTAATTGGATACTTCCCTCGCGCCCTCAAACAGGTCGCTTTGGTCAGCCGATACGGCGCACATAAGTATGACTGGAATGGTTGGGAGGCCGTCCCGAACGGTGAAGAGCGGTATATGGATGGGCTCGCCCGCCATATCAACGCTATCTCTGAGGAAGGTCAGTTCGATATCACGGACAGTAACCTACCTCACCTGGCACAAGTGGCGTGGAACGCGCTGGCCGTCCTGGAGCTTAAGATGCGCTCCGGTGAGATACCTCTGACCGCTATCGACTATGACGGTGAGGTTGTCGGACACGGTAACACCCTGAAAGAGGGCAATCCGTTCGTGGACGAGGCGAAGGTGGCTATGCCAGACTTCTACGACAGGGTCCGCGACATCGTGTATTGGGCGAACAAAGAGCGTCTGGAAAGCACCATTCAAGAGCTTGGTATGAGTACGAAGGCGGCTGACAGCGTGAACCATCCGGGGTACTGGATGATGAAATCTTACGCCGAAGAAAGAAAATTCCGGTCAAAATATCCCGAAGTCATCAACGCTATGCCGGAACGTCCCCTTGAAAGAGTGGATACGGAAAAAGGCAACCAGCTCATCGTGCCGCACCCGGACTTCTGCGAGGGTAATCGCATATACTGGCACAGCAAACAGCGCGCCCTGGAGATGCTAAAGACCTTGGGAGCGAACCCAAACGATCTCAGCAAGAGTAGCAACTTTAAAGGCACTTGGTTTGTCGGGCGTTGGGCGCAAAGGCTGTACCAGGAAAAGTATCCGGCCTACTACGACCGGCTTAGCGACGCGGTAAGACCTGCCCGCCGAAATTAGGTTGGGCTACCGCAGAGTCGATACCACAATCATCAACGTTGAAACCCGGAGGCGCTGCTTCTGGGTTTCTCTTTATGAAGACACAATTATGATCCAAAACTGAGTTCCGCTCTTCATCGGACATCAAAGACCACGTATAGCGGCTCAATTTGATGACACTGTAGATTTGGGCTTCAGTTTCGCGCTCAGTGAGCGTTTCGGGCTCCAGGGTAGGATCGTATACCGGAGGTGCCGAATTCGCGCAGGCGGCCAGCACAATTGGGATAATTAGGGGTACAAACTTAAAATTCATGGTAATCTCCTGATTTGGGGTCGTTTCAGTCACTTTCGGGCTTGAGGCGCATCCACTCGGGGATATGGTCAGTAGGCTCAGCGCGACGGCGGACGTCGTCAGCTTCCTTAACTTGTTCATCTTGGCTCTCCTTGATTTCCAACTTCTGCTTTAAAGCATTCTTGTCATGCTCGTCCTGGACTTCCTCTTCCCGCTCGTCGGCAGCGTCGTCTCTAATCCAGAGGATAGAGCCAAAGAGGAAAGCGGCAGCGGCGATACCGCCCATGATAGAGCGTGCCGTCTTGCTGTTCCATAAGATATTCCAAAAGGCGATAATGCTAGACATCCTGAATTCCTTTCACGAAGGGTGAGCCTGGCCCACCGACCTGCGTCATAACTTGGCGGCGCAGCTTTGGGTTGAATGAGATATGAACGATACGGCGCGACGGCTCGTAGATGAGCTGGTCGAACGCGAGGAAACTATCTTCGATCAACAGCGCAGTCTCGTAGGGGGCGAACGTCTTAGACCAGAAGTCCGTCGCGTGTCCGAGAACATGGTCTGAGGTTGTGGTGCCGCCGACCGCTTCGTTGAGCGCAGTCGACCGATACCCGGATGTAATGAAGATCGGATCGTCTCCGAGTATGCGTCTCACCTGCTCCATCCCAAGCGCGTTGGCTTTGAGGTTTGCTAGGTGTGGCTTTGTGGGCTTGTTAGAGATGCCTAAACTGGCGGCAGTATCACTCTTCAGGAATTCGGCCAGCGCAAAGTGCTTTGTCAGTTGCAAGTTCTTTCTCCGTCATCTTCCGACGTGCCAGATACTTCCGAATGAGGGCGACGGCCAGACCCGCGATAACTGCAAAACCCGCCTCCAGACCAGTCGGAGGGGCCGGGAGTTCGGGCATGAACCATTGAACGGTGCCGAGCACAACTGCAACGACAGCCGCCCCCAACGCTTGAGCGGTAATCTCTTTGTTGGGGGCGGTGTGGTTAGTCATAGTCGGCCTCTCGCAATGGTCCCTAAGACAGCAACTTAGCTACCTTGTTCAGCTTGTCAAGAGCCTCTTCCATCGTATCGCAACGCAGGCTCACGGAAGCTCCAGGGAAGTCGAAGGTCACGCCATATGAACGCTGCCATCCGCCTACTAGGCCGCTTGGCGTGTTCTGCGCGCCCGACGCCTCGTCCGGCGCTCCCGCATCTGTTTCTGCTCCGTCAGACTTTGGAGCAGACTTTCGACGAGTTCGCTTCGGCTTCTCAGCTTCAGGCTCTTCCTCTTGCGGGGCATCATCTTTGTCTGCGCCGCGTGATGTTGTGAGCTTACGCTCTTGTTCGACGGTGTCGATTGTTTCATCGGGGGTCTCCGTTGGAGCGTCATCTGCGGCTTTCTTCCGCGAGCCCCATCCACCTTTGGCTTTCGGCGCAGACTTGGTCTCCGCTTCCGGCTCTTCTGTTTCGTTTTCGGGTGCGGTTTTCTTAGCCCACCCGGACTTAGCTAGTTTCTTGACCATGTCAGTCTCCTGTGTGTCATTGTCGGACGGAACGCCCAACACTTCTGACAACCCCTGCACAAGACGTGCCTGAGTTGTATCTTTTTCCTTTACCGCGTTAATGACCAAATAGTCAATAGAGTTCTCTACGGCGAGGATGTGGTTAAAGATCGTATCAGCCTTCGAGCCCTGGCGATACAGTCGGCGAATTAGTTGGTCGTACAGCTCGAAGTCCCATGTGGGATTGAACCAACAAATGTGTGAGGCCGAACCCTGTTGAAGGTTTAGGCCGTGACCCGTCGAAGCCGGATGGACCGGCAGGATCGGTATTTCATTAGCGTTCCAACGGCGCTCGATCTCAACCGCGTCGGCGTCGGTCGTACCGTTGCCGAGGAAAGGGATATCTCCGAACCGCGCCAGTATTCGCTCCAGTTCGTGGTTGAATTCGTATGCGACCAAGAGCGGTGATCCATTTAGTTCCTCCACTAGCTCTTCAAGAGCGTCCAGTTTGGCGTCGTGGATACGTTCCCACACCCGCTCGCCATCTTTGTTAACCCGATACACCGCGCCCCCTGCCATCTGCTTGAGCTTGGAGTACGTGGCTGCCACGTTATCGGCTGATATTGTGCCACCGTCAATGTCTGCGACCATCTCTTTGCGCATCTGGTCGTATGACTTGCGCGCCTTACCCTCCAACACGATAGGTCGGATATCGTCTACCAGCGGGGGCAGCTCAAGATAGTCTTCGGCCTTCATTCGGAGCGCCAAGTCTTTGAGCTGTTCCTGAATAGCGACCTCTGCGCCCTGGCGAGGCTTGAATGAGTACCCGTCGAAACCAGGAATGAAGTACTTGTCACGGAAGCGGGTGATGTAGCGACCGAGCGCGTTGCCACTATCGAGCATCTTCACCTGGCCAAACAAGTCTTCCAGGCCGTTCGGTGCCGGTGTGCCGGTCAGTCCCCAACGTCTCGGGCAGGCTTCTGCATACGGGTATAGTGCTTTAAAGCGTTTTGATGTGGCGTTTTTGAACTTGGTCAGCTCGTCGATACAGAGTGTGTCGAACTTGTCAGCGAACGCTTTGGTCGATTTGAACTGCTTGATAAGCCACGGCACGCCTTCCGGGTTGATGAGATAAATGTCCGCATCCTCATCAAGAGCTTCCTCTTTCTTGCGACCATGCAGGAGGGAGAAACGAAGATGCTCAAACTGCTTCCACTTCTCGCCCTCTTGCCGCCACACGAGATAGCACACACGCTTGGGCGCGATGACCAGCATACGCTTGCCCACTTTCTTCTCTTTGATGAGCGAGAACGCGGCGAGCGTGGAAGAGGTTTTACCCAAGCCGGGGTCGAGGAACAGAGCGGCGGATGAGCGTGTGGCGAGCCATGACACAGCCCGAGCTTGATACGGGTGCGGCTTCCACTCTTGTTTACCGGGGTGACGACGTAATTGCATTTACCAGCGTTCTACTTTCTTACAATTCTCCACGAGGTTGCGGCATTCTGTCTCCGCTCTCAGACACATTAGGCGCTCCAGGTGCACAGCATGCGACACCGCACGCCCTTCAACCATGATGTCTATCGCGGCCTTTCCGTCTTCCTCATTGTCCACAATCAGGACCATGTGCCCTGCGTCTCTTAGGCGGGCGATTTTGTCTTGCTGCTTTCGGTTGGGCTTGGCTCCTGGCCGCTTAAACTCGATGTGAAGCGTTCGGCCATAGAAGTAGAACGTGTCGTCGGGGAAGCCGACTGCGGGGCCGGGACGGAAGACGTTTCTGACATGAAGTCCGCATTGTCCGACTGTCTGCTCGAAGTACCGTATGACTGGGTCTCGTACCTGGGCTTCATTGAGCCGTGGATGTGCCGTCTTACTATTTCGCATTGTAGAATTTTCCTTTCCAATTCCTCGATACTGAGAGGGCAGACTTCCTTGAAGTACCTATCCCATCCGTGCCACAGCATGTGTGCCGCTCCGGTCACCGCCTCGACGTCGCTCTCACAATTTATCTCAGTGTTGAAGCGTTTGTCCTCACACGTCACGCTGATGACTATTTTGTATCGGGCCATGTCCAGGTACGCGCTCACTTCGGCGCGGCGATACCGTTGCATCGTCATCCTCCGTACCTCTTCTTGGACCTCCATCATAAGTTTAGCGTGTGTCGCATCAAGAGTTGGCGGCTTCCAGTCTTTCATGAAATCTTCCATGTTGAATTCTTTAGGTGAACTAGCCATGACGACAAGGCCCTCCCTCTGACATAGAGAACGGGCAGTACGCACACATTCTGTTGGGTCGCGGCAGCCAATCGGTGTCATTGAACAGAGGCTCTACCCGATCCTCCCACGCGGCGCGCAGGTCGTCGTAATCGTCGCGGGTGAACTCCGCATAGTCTTCGCTGTCCGGGCCTGGCTCCATGTCCGCGTAGGACAGGCGGGTCGTTACGTGCTGGACGTCCGGGTAGCGAGCCATGACACCCACCGCGAACAGCTCCATCTGCTCTTCGTTCGAGCCATACTTTTTGCCCGTCTTCCAGTCGATAACCTCATACGATCCGTCGCCATAATCTAGGCCGACGTCTAGGGTCAAGCGCAGCCAAACGTCCGGTCGCCCTTTCTTGTTGAACCATCCGGTATTCTTCCATTGACGAGACAAGCCCCACTTCTGCTCTACCATAACCATGCGGTCGGGATACTCGCGGATAGCTTCCAGGAGGTCGCTGCGGCTCTCCAACTCAGGGATAATGTCGTCACGTTTCTTGGTTACAAAGTGCTCCGCAGCGGTGTGCACATACCGACCTTTCTTTAAAGCAGGTGAGGGAGGCCCTTGGTCGAGCTTGTCAATGTTCTGATATTTGTATTTGGCTGGGCACTGCTTATAGACATTGTAGCGGCTATAGCTCCAGGCGTCGACGCCATTAGTTGAGGCCATAAGAGCCCTCCTTTCGGTACTGGTTTATCTGCGTCTCCTGGACTGAGTATAGGGCCAAGGGCTCGCCGTTCTGGTCTTTGCCTACCGTCGACGCCAGACGCTCGCCCCACTCTTCTGCCTCGCCATACGTGTCCCACACAGCGGAGGTCGAGCGGTAGGGCACACCGTCAGCCGTGTGGAACAACTGCGAGGGGTCGGTCGGGAAGACTGTGCACAAATACACGGTCATCTTATTGAGGTCGATTACTGGCATTCAGGTCTCCTATTCTGGCGGCGGCAGGTCGTTGATAATCATCCACAGTAGGAAGGCGGCTTTGCGATCCCACGAGGCTTCATTGATTGACTTTCCATCGGAGAATACAACGCCAGACTGGTAAGTGTCAAGCGAGTTAAGGTACTCCCTCCAGGTCGTCGCAAAGAACTCTTCAAACTCCGTCACGACGCATCTTCTCCGACATGTCACCGATCAGCTCGTAGAAGCAAGAAATGTCCAATGGGCTCGGAGCCAATATGCTGACATTCTTCTCTTGATCCCCACACACGAGTTTCGCTTGTATGCCTTTCTTGGGCGGCGAGCATTCGGTGGCCCAAAAGTCGGTCACAGTTATGGTCACACAGTTCATGACATCCCCCTCTGCTCTACCGCTTCGATCATTCGGTTGAGGGCGTTGCGGATGACCCACACGAAGTCCGCGTCGTCGGTGAGGTGTTCGCGATATTCGACAACCTGGACGACATTCTCACACCCTTCGTTTTCAGCTTTAAAGAGGTATTCTTCCCCGAAGCCGTCCTTGGTTGTGCCAAGGTGGAAACTCTGCCATACGATCATTTCTTTCTCCTTCGTTTCTGGTTCTGCTTGTGCGTCACCATCTCTAAGTGTTGTGGGTTGCAGCATAGTCTGTTTCTACATAGATGGTCGATCTGCTTACGAGGCGGAATGAGGCCAAAGAACAGCGTGAAAATAAGTCGATGTACCGCGACTGTGCCTCCGTCAATGTCCACACGTCCGTAGCCGCCCCCGCGTCCTTTGCCGCTGTCGCGACCTTGCCAAATGTAGCAAGGCAGGTCGAGGGGTCCGGGTGTGATCTTGCACCGGGCGAAGATTTTGGCGATGAGCTTTTCCCGACGTCCCTCATGTTTGTGGCCCTCAATCATTTCTAACGAACCAAATGACAGGCCAGACCATAGCGGAGACCAAGTTGATCGCCCACTCGTCTGTTACGCCTCTACGCAGGTCAACGCGGGTCATGGCGGTGAAGGCCATAGCCACGCCTCCCATCCAGAACGCGATTAAAATTTCAGCTATCATGTTGGCTCTCCTTTTTCTAATTTACCCCACGAGTGTCCGTGCTTGCCATCTGACTTCA